TCGATGAACATGTACCACAACGATCACCGGGAGACGTGGCGGGTCGACGCCCAGACCTGCCGGGAGGAGAACAGCGAGGCGTTCGCCGGGCTGCACAGCGCCCAGTCCACGCCGTTCTACATCTTCGATGAGGCTTCCGCCGTGCCCGACAAGATATTCGAGGTCCGCGAGGGCGGCCTGACCGACGGCGAGTCGATGACGTTTGACTTCGGAAACCCGACGCGGAACACGGGCCGGTTCTTCGAGAACATGCAGGGCAGGTTCCGGCACCGCTACATCCGGCGGCACATCGACAGCCGGGACGTCAAGATCACCAACAAGCGGCTCTTCGAGCAGTGGATCGACGACTACGGCATCGACAGCGACTTCGTAAAGGTCCGCGTGCTCGGCCAGTTCCCATCGGCCGGCGAGCTGCAGTTCATCGCCACGGCCGACGTTCGCGGCTGCATCGGGCTGGAGGTCGCGGTGCAGCCCCACGACCCGCTGGTCATGGGGGTCGACGTGGCCCGGTTCGGCAGCGATCAGAGCGTGATCTACTTGCGGCAGGGGCGGGACGCCGAGAGCCAAGGCGTCCACACCTTCCGAGGGGTGGACACCATGACGCTGGCCTCGAAGGTCGCCGAGGTCGCCCGGCAGAAGGCCCCGGACGCCATCTTCATCGACGGCGGCGGCGTGGGCGGCGGTGTCGTCGACCGATGCCGGCAGCTCGGCCTCGACGTGATCGAGGTCAACTTCGGCAGCAAGGCGACCCAGCCGGGCTATGCCAACCTCCGCGCCCAGATGTGGGGCAACCTGCGGGACGCCATCAAGGACGGCATCCGGCTGCCCGACAATCCCGATCTGGTCAGCGACCTGACGGGGCTGGAGTACGGCTACACGCTGCGGAACGAGCTGAAGCTGGAGAGCAAGGAGGACGCGAAGAAGCGGGGGCTGCCCTCGCCGGACTTGGCGGACGCGCTGGCGCTGACCTACGTCTTCCCCGTATACCCCTCCCGGATGGGGTTTCAGGGCACTCAGCAGGCTACTACGGCTGACTACGACCCCTTCTCAGCGCGCGCGAATTAGTGTATACGTTTATTCAGGATTTTTAGTATGGATGGGATTGTCATATTTTCCAGTGCCAATAGTCACCCTCTAGCGTTTCTTTTAAACCGGTCGTTCCGGCACGTATGGTGCGCTTTGCGCGACGAGGATCGCGGTGTCTGGGTGAGCTGCAACTGGCACCAAGGTGTCCCGGTCATACAGGTTGAGGCAGGTTGTGACTTTGATTTGGCTGCGTACTACGAGGAGAAAGGCTACACGGTGATTGCCATGCGGCGAGGAGAGGATCCACCTAACACCCCTGTGGTGCTGAATAATTGCGTTGGCTACGTCAAGGTGGCTATGGCCATCAGGAGCTGGGCCCTCACACCCTACCAACTATACCGACACCTGACTAAGGAGCTAACTACATGAAGAGGCTGTTCATCATCCCCGGATTCGGTGGGGGTTCCGCCCCGTCACCGCCCCCGCCACCGCCACCGCCACCGCCTCCTCCCCGGAAGGCAGACGCCGCTGTGCAGGCTGCCCGCGATGACGAAATACGTCGCCAGAAGCAACGGGCTGGCATGGGTGGCACCGTGAAAACTAGCGCCCTGGGCGTCACGGATGCTGCGGCTACAACCAGCAAGACCCTCTTAGGTAACTGATATGGCGTACATGAACTCAAAAGACGCCGGCGGCTCGCTGATGAGCGATCCGTTTGCGGGTGAAGACGAATACCTACCGAAGCTGTACCTCGAAGAGGAGCAGCTTGCTGCGCTAGGCGATATTGGTGATGTCGGCGACACTCGCGAAATCCACTGCAAGGTGCGCGTTGCGTCTATCTCCAAGGGGCAGGACGGCTCCCGTGCCACACTTGAAGTGATCGAGATGGAGTTTATGGAGGATGACAGCGAGCAGGGCGCTGCCGCTGATCGCATGTATCCTACCATGAGGGCCTGATATGCCTCTGCCTAGTGTTGATAATCTACACACGACGATTCCGCTCAAGGGTAAGAAGTCGGCACTTTATCGCCGCTACGTGAAACTGGAGAACGATAGATCTTCGTTCCGGTCTCACTGGATGGAGATCAGCGACTACATTGCCCCGCGCCGTGGCCGGTACCTGATCGAGGGCCAGAATAGTCGCGGCCGCAAACGGACCACCAAGATTATCGACAGTACAGGCACCCAGGCCTTGCGTGTTATGGCGGCCGGTTTGATGTCTGGTATGACATCTCCGGCTCGACCCTGGCACCGGCGCAAGGTTCGAGACGACTTGATGGATAACGGCGAGGTGCGCCAGTGGCTGGCTCAGGTCGAGATGATCGAGCGGTCCATCCTGCATAAGTCCAACTTCTACAACTCGATCTACACGGTCTACACGGAGCTGGGCGCGTTCGGCACCGCTCCGCTCTACAGGCAGCCGTCGTTTGACGACGTGATCCGGTTCCGGCCGTTCACCGTCGGCGAGTATGTGATCGCCGAGAACGACCAAGGCGTTGTCGACACTCTGGGGCGACACTTCACGATGACCGTCGGGCAGATCGTGCAGAAGTTCGTTCACGATGACGCGACCGGCAAAATGGACTGGACGGGGGTCAGTAAGGCTACCCGCCGCCTATGGGATCAAAGTAATTACGACGAGTTGGTGGAGATCCTGCACCTAATTGAGCCGCGCCTGATGGGTGACCGGGACTACGACAAGAAGGACGCCTTGAACATGCCGTTCAAGAGCTGCTACTTCGAGCTGGCGTCTGAGAGCGACGAGCTGCTCATGGAGAGCGGCTACCGCAAGTTCCCCGCCTATGTGCCCCGCTGGGACGTGCTCAGCGGCGACGTGTACGGACGTTGTCCGGGCATGGATACGCTGGGCGACATCAAGCAGTTGCAGCACCAGCAGAAGCGCAAGGCTCAGGCCATCGACAAGATGGTCAACCCGCCGATGGTTGCGCCCACCAGCCTGAAGGGCAAGCCGTCCACGGTGCTCCCGGGCCAGACGACCTATGTGGATCCGATGCAGGGCGGGCAGGGATTCGTGCCGGCCTATCAGGTGCAGCCGCGTATCAACGAACTGCAGGCGGATATTGCTGAAGTGCAGAACCGGATTCAGCGGGGCTTCTACGCTGATCTGTTCGCCATGATGATTAACTCCGACCGCCGGCAGATGACTGCCACCGAGGTGGTCGAACGTCACGAAGAGAAACTGGTGCTGCTGGGTCCTGTGCTTCAAAGGATCAATGTTGAGCTTTTGGATCCTCTGCTCGATGACGTTTTCGAGTATGCCTTAGAGGCGGGTCTCCTCCCTGATCCTCCAGAGGCCTTAGAGGGTGAGGACATGGAGGTTGAGTATATCTCCCTGCTCGCGCAGGCCCAGCAGGCCGTTGCGGCTTCTAGCCTTGAAAGGGTTATGGGATTTGCCGGCAACCTCGTTGCTGTGTTCCCGAACATCGTGGACGGCATCGATAGTGACGAGGCGCTGCGCCAATACGCCAATATCTTGGGCACCAGCCCTGATGTCATTATGTCTCAGGACGCTGTCACGGAAGTTCGGGAGCAGAGAAAACAAGCTGAACTGGCTGTTCACCAGCGCGAGGAAGGAGCAAAGCTGGCTCAGTCAGCTAAGGTGCTATCTGAGACCGACACGCAAAATCCCAATGCACTCACTGACCTTCTGGGTACCGGAGCCAGTGTTGTATGACGTATGACGCCAGTGACCCCAAAGATATATCCGATGCTCAGAAGGCTGAGAACGACGCCGAGAAGGATATGGACTTCATTACCTCTCAGCCCAGGGGCCGCCGCTGGTTGTACCGCCTGATTTTTGAGTCGGGTCACATGGCCTCTCAGAGTTATGTCCCCAATAGTTTTGACGCGACGGCTTTTAACGAAGGCGCTAGATCGATTGGGCGGGTGATCCACGAGCAGCTCAGGGCTAACAACCCGAATGCATATCTGAAGATGTTGGAGGAAAACCACTTCGATGGTTAACCCAACACACATCTATCCGCCCAGCACGGAGCCGGGACCGTTCAACCTAAACCGATACGCTCGGGTCGGTCTGCACGAACGGCGCGACGGGACGTTTGTCAACGCTGCCCCGGCGGCTCCCCTCCCGGTATCTGATAATCTATCCAACGCGGCCATTGCTGACGGATTAGTGACTGGCACGAAGTTTATTTATAAATTTGGCTTTAACCCCGACATCAACGGTGCCGAGGAGACGGTGTGCGAAAACGGCGGTATCTATGTGTACCCCACCACTGCCGCTCGAATGTATGTCAACAGCACTTCCGTCAACGACACGGCCGGCGGTACGGGCGTTCGGTCTATACGCATATTCGGCTTGGACGCGAACTACAACGAGGTCTCCGAAGACTTTTTGATGACGGGTCGAGTGCAGACCCTTACGGCCAACGCTTACATCAGGGTGTACCGGTCCTACGCCCTTACTGCGGGCAGCTTAGGTACGGCTGCAGGAACTACTTATATCGCCAATGGTGCCGGGCTAGACGGTTCGTTTATCCCGACCGGAAACATCCTCGCCAATTTAGGCACCGACAACCAGACGCAGTTGGCGCTTTGGACCGTTCCGGCAGGCTACACCTTCTACCTCTCTCAGGTGGACTTCACGGCTGCTGTATCGCTGGCTAACACCTATCTGACCACGAAGCTGAGGGTGCGAGAGTTCGGCGGGGTATTCAGGACGCTGTTCATTAACGTGCTGCAAAGCGGCACTTACGTCACCGACCTGACTATACCAATCGCGCTACCGGAAAAGACGGACATCGAGTGCCGCGCATTTAGCAGCGGCAACAACAACCCAGTGTCGGCCAGTTTTTCCGGCATCTACATATTGAACTAGCCAATGGAGGAGAACATGGCTGAAGAAGAAGTCGTAGTAGTTGAGGACCAGGTCGAGGAGCCTGTTGAGGAAACTACTGAGGAACCAGCAGCCGCTGAGGAGAGCGGCGAGAAGGAATCCAAGACCCTGCTGTCGGGTGACGAGGGTGACGGAGAAGGCGAGAGCGAATCCACCGGGGCACCGGAGGAGTATGAGTTCACGCCACCAGATGGGGTAGAGATTGATCCTGAGAAACTTGAGGTCTTCGGCGAGCGCGCCTACGACCTTGGCCTTTCCCAGGAGCAGTTTCAGAAACTCATCGAATTCGACATCGAGCGTTCCTTGAACGCGCAGAAAGCGATGTCGGAGGCCTACGGCGAGCGCGTATCGTCTTGGGCCGACGCTACTAAGGTGGACAAGGAACTCGGTGGTGAAAAGCTACCGGAGAACCTTGGCTTGGCTAAACGGGCTATGGATACCTTTGCCAGCCCAGAGTTGGCAAAGCTAATCGATACCCCGTCGGCCGATAACCCTGACGGGCTCGGTCTCGGTAATCATCCCGAAGTCATCCGCCTATTTTATAGGGTGGGGAAAGCCATCTCTGAAAACTCTCTAATCACCGGAGACAGTAAGGTCGAAGGTGCGGATAGTTTACAGAAAATGTACCCCACTATGTTCAACCCCGCTGAGTAAAGGAGCTAATTATGGCAGTCCTCGGCACCTCTAACCCGACGCTCGCTGATCTCGCAAAGGTCACCGATCCCGACGGGTCCATCGCGGATGTTGTGGAGATCCTCAACGCCACGAACGAAATCCTCATGGACATGACCTTCCTTGAGGGCAATCTGACGACCGGTCACCGCACCTCGATCCGTTCGGGTCTTCCGACCCCGACGTGGCGCAAACTCTACGGCGGCGTCCAGCCGACGAAGAGCCGTGCGGTGCAAGTCACTGACAACACGGGCATGATGGAAGACTACTCGGAAGTGGACAAGGCGCTGGTCGATATGGCCGGCAACCCTGCCGCTTTCCGTCTTCAGGAAGACCGTCCGCACATCGAGGGCATGAATCAGGAGTTCGCCTCCACCTTGTTCTACGGTGATGAAAGCACTGCGCCGGAAGAGTTCACCGGCCTTGCTGCTCGCTACAACAGCCTGTCGGCTGAGAACGGCGATAACATCGTCAGTGGTGGCGGGTCAGGCTCTGACAATGCTTCTATTTGGTTGATTTGCTGGGGGCCTAATACCTGTCATGGTATTATTCCTAAAGGGTCTAAAGCTGGTATCCAGCAGCGTGACCTTGGTGAAGTCACCATCGAGAACGCCGACGGCAACAACGGACGCATGCAGGCGTACCGCACACACTATCGCTGGGATGTGGGCCTGTCGGTTCGCGACTGGCGCTACCTCGTGCGCATCGCCAACATTGATCGCTCGCTGTTGACTTCGGACATCTCGACGGGTGCTGACCTGAATGATCTGATGCACCAAGCGTGGACGGAACTGCCGAGCACTTCGGCTGGTCGTTGCGCGTGGTACATGGACAAGCAGGTCATGTCGTTCTTGCGTCGTCAGACCTCGAACGCGGTGCAGAACTCGACCCTGTCTGTTGACATGGTTGGCGGCACGATGCAGACCTCGTGGGGCGGTATTCCGATCCGCCGTTGCGATGCCCTGCGCACCAACGAAGCCACCGTATCCTAACCTTAGAAGGAAGGAACTACCGCCATGATTATGGACGAGAAACTTGAGTTTGCGGATGCCACCGCGCTCAGCACCGCCGGGACGGGCCTCGCGGCCGTCGGCGATGTCATTGACCTCGGCGCTACGCCGCAGGATCTTGGCAACGGCCAGCACCTTTACCTGGTCATCCAGGTGGATACGGCTGTCACTTCGGCGGGTTCGGCCACCGTGTCGTTCCAGCTTGTCTCTGATGGTACCGCGACCCTTGCGGCGAACGGTACGGAGACGCTTCACTATGCCAGCGCCGCCATCCCGAAAGCGTCTCTGGTTGCCGGTTACGAGATCGTCGTTGCGGTTCCTCTGGAAGGCTCTATCGCTTACGAGCGGTACCTGGGCATCCAGCAGAACGTCGGCACCGCCGCTCTTACTGCCGGTAAGATCAATGCGTTCCTGACCCTCGATCCAAAGGGCTGGAAGGCATACCCGGATGCGGCTAACTGATAGCCGTAGGAGGGGGGCTCTTAGCCGAGCCCCCCTCACCTTTAATTGGTATACAGCAGAGGAGATAAGCTATGCCGCAGGTAGTATTTAGAGAAGATTTCTTTGACGGGAGTAAGCGATATCGCAAAGGCGAGGAATACACTATTTCCGACAGTGTTGTGCTTCCGAAATTCGATATCGCTAAAATAGACGGAAAAGCGTATGATCGTCCTCTCCGGGACAATAAACCTCCGCGAGAATCTACGCGGGGGAGGGCTGCTCAAACCGAGGATTAACCCATGGCAAGCAAGGTCCAAATCGCAAAGCTGGCCCTGCAGCATATCGGGGATAGGTACGATATCAGCGATATCACCGAGGCCACTCCCGAGGCTGAGCAGGTCAACCTGCTGTTTGACGACACGCGAGATGCCTTGCTGCGCCAGCACCCCTGGGCCTTTGCTACAAAGTACACTAATCCAGCTGCGCTTTCTGGCACCGTTCCTGGTCACTGGACTTACATGTTTTTGTACCCCACCGATTGTCTTCGGATACTGGGTATTGTGAACCCCCTGGGAAAAGACCAGCCAAAGGTGAAATTCGAGGTTGCCCGTAATGCTTCCAGCAAACGGGTTTTGATGTGTGATCTCGAAACCCCTGAAATTTATTACACCATGCGGGTGGAGGATACGACGGACTATGACCCTGAGTTCGTAATGGCACTTTCCTATGTATTGGCTGCCCGTCTGGTGATGCCTCTGATAGGGGAGCGGTCGATTGCCTCTGATTTGTACCAGCAGGCGCAGGCCGTGTTGAACAGCGCGTGGGAGACCGACAGCAACGAGGGCGTAGAGGAGGCTATCCCAGACGCTGAGTGGATCCGGGCGCGCGTCTGATGGTCAAAGTAATCCAGCCCAATATGTCCGGCGGCGAGGTATCCGATGCCATCGCTGCTCGGGTCGACATCGATAAATATAAAACCTCGGTCTATAAATGTGAGAACTTCTTTCCTCAAGTTCACGGCGGCCTAACCAATCGGTCTGGCTTAAAATTTATTGCTGAGACAAAAGGTACAGGGATTACCCGTCTGATACCCTTTGAGTTTAATACAACCCAGACATACATCCTAGAGTTCGGCGACCAGTATATTAGGGTTTTTAAGGACGGGGGTCAGGTGTTGGACACCTCGGTGTCCTTGACTATTACAGGGGCAACAACCGCTAACCCCGTTGTAATAACGACTTCGACACCACACGGCCTGTCTACTAACGAAAGCGTCTATATATCTGGCGTATCCGGTATGACTCAGCTCAACGGCCGTACCTTTAATATCACCTCACTAACCTCCACGACCTTTAGCCTGAGCAACAGCGCCGGATCTTCTACCAACGGCACGGGCTATTCTGCGTACACATCAGGAGGCACGGCAGATAAAATATTCGAGCTGGCCACACCATATGTCGCTGCCGATATCTTCGACTTGGATTACGTGCAGTCGGCTGATGTGATGACTATCACGCACCCCACCTACGAGCCGAGAGACCTTACACGCACAGATCACGACGCCTGGACGCTATCCACTATAACCTTTGCCCCGTCCCAGGCAGCCCCTACCGGGGTATCTGTAAGCGCTTCCGGGGGCAGCACTACCTTTACATACGCCGTCACGGCGGTGAACGAGGAGACGCTTGAGGAGAGTTTACCGGCCACCGGGAGCAGCTCTACCAGTAAGGACGCCGCTTGGGATAACACGGTTACGTGGGTCGCGGCTGCCGGAGCTGGAACTTACAACATATACCGCGAGAAAAACGGCCTGTATGGATTTGTGGGCCGCGCAGAGGGCACTTCGTTTAATGACGACAATATAGACCCGAACAGCGCAGACACGCCTCCCAAGGCTCGCAATCCTTTTAACGCGGTAGGCGACTACCCGTCGACTGTTGGCTACCACCAGCAACGCCGAATATTTGCAAACACCAACAACGCCACACAAAAATTCTTTATGTCGCAAACGGGGAACATCAGCAACATGTCGTTCTCCAGCCCACAAAAGGACGACGACGCAATTACAGTGACCCTGGCCTCACAGCAGGTCAACGAAATCCGGCACTTTGTGTCTTTGTCTGATTTGGTGATATTAACGTCCGGGGGCGAGTGGCTGGTTCAAGGCGTTGACGGTGTTATTACCCCTAGTGGAATCCAAATTAAGCCGCAATCTTACTACGGCTCTACCATACTGACGCCGATTGTGGCGGGCGATATTGTAATTTATATGCAGACGGGACAATCGGTTCGAGACCTGGGATACAAGTACGAAAGTGATAGTTACACAGGAAATGATCTATCTATCCTCGCCCGCCATTTATTTGACTACAACACGGTTTTAGATTGGTCTTTTGCTCAAGCCCCCCACAATCTTATATGGTGCGTTCGCGACGACGGCATCTGCTTATCCCTAACATACTCCAGGGAGCAAAATGTTTTTGGCTGGGCTCGACACACTACACAAGGCGACTTTAAATCGGTTGCCTCTATCCGGGAGGGGGATGACGACTTCTCCTACTTTATAGTGGAGCGCACGCTTAACGGCTCTACCCTCAAGCACGTTGAGCGGATGTCCACCCGAGACTTTACGGATATCCAAGATAGTTTCTTTGTAGATAGCGGTCTGACCCTGGATAATCCTGTGGATATTTCAGGATTCACTAACGCTAACCCAGTTGTTGTCACAACCGCATCACCGCACAATTTAACCAACGGCGACACGGTAGACATCACAGGTATTAGGGTTGTGGATAACACCACCACACGAGGGTGGGTCCTAGACACCGAGCTGGAGGGTTCTGGGTATACTGTGGCCAATGTGACCAGCACCACTTTTGAGCTGCAGAACAATGGGGCAAACGTCGATGGATCGTCCTTTAAAGTTTACCACAGCCGAGGACAAGTTCGAGAAGCGGTAAACTCGATATCAGGATTGTGGCACCTGGAGGGCCAGTCTGTCGTGGCTTTAGGTAATGGTTACGTTGAGCGCGACCTTACCGTTTCTAATGGTGCTATCACGCTACAGAATAAGGCTAGCCGGGTTCATGTAGGTTTGCCCTATACGGCTGAGGTGCAGACCCTCCGCATTGATGGCGGTAATGTGTCAGATACGGTCCAAGGTAGAAACAAAAAGATCAGCCGACTTACTCTGCGCTTTGAGCGTTCTTTAGGCGGGTGGTACGGCCCCGACGAAGATCATATACGCGAAATCAAATATGGTTTGCCTGCGCAGTGGGGTCAGAACGCCAACTGGATTACTGGAGACAAGGATCTGACCATGTCTCCTAGCTGGAATAAAGACGGCCAGATCATTGTACAGCAGCGAGACCCCTTGCCTATGAACTTGCTAGCGGTCATCCCAGAAGTAATCCCCGGAGGCGATTGATGGACATCCGGTGCGTTACACTCGATGACTTGTGCAGCCACCCGTCATTTTCTGACATGCTGCGGGAGTACGAGCAGGAGTGCGCTCTTGGGGGTCTGCCGGCCAATTTTTGTGAGACTTCATACCGAGAGCTGGAGAGCAACGGTCTAATAAATATATTGGCCGCTTATAATGGCGACCAGCTATTGGGCTTCCTCTCTTTGATGATTACTATTTTACCAAAATACACTCTGCCTATAGCCAGCAGTGAGAGTTTCTTTGTTTCACCAAAGCACAGAAAAACAGGGGCGGGCCTGCGTTTACTAAAAACTGCTGAATACTTAGCAACAGAGCGCGGCGCTGTTGGCATGCTTATGAGCGCGCCCACAGGTAGCCGTCTTGAATCTGTTGCTGTGGGTGTAGGCTACGCTCCCAGCAATACCGTTTTCTTTAAGGAGCTGCAGTGAACGTCTTACGAGATAGTTCTCCCCGCATCTCTGCTATGAGCCAGCACGCCGTGGATAACGTGCGCAAGCTGGAGGCCATAATCCGGGAGGCCCCTCAGTTTGAGTTGGAGACCAGGCACGTTATTCATGGGGGTATGTATTCACGTACTATCCGCATGCCTGCGCAGCACATCTTGACGGGGACTTTAGTGAAGGTCCCCACCCTATTGATTATCAGCGGACACGTTACGGTTTACCTGGGAGACGGGCACGCTGAGCTGATAGGTTATGGTGTAGTCCCTGCCAGCGCCGGCAGAAAGCAGGCTTTTGTTTCCCATATGGATACGGACATAAGTATGATATTTTGTACATCCGCAAAAACTATATCCGAGGCAGAGGAAGAGCTAACTGACGAGGTGGATCTCCTTGTTTCGCGATCCGGTCAGGGAAGCAACCTCATTACTATAACGGGTGAGTAGTTATGTCTTCCGCAACAACAATCACCGCTATAGCTGCCGTAGCCAGCACGGCAGTAGGTGTAGCTAGCGCTCAACAACAGGCGCAGGCCGCTAAGAACCAGGCTAAATTCCAGCAGCAGGTTGCCGCGAACAACGCTATAATCGCACAGCAAAATGCCACGCGAATTCGGCAGCAGGCAGAAGTTGCTGAAGAAGAGCAGCGCGAAAGACTAAGGCTCACCAAAGGCGCTGCCACCGCCCGCTTGGCGGCAAGCGGTCTTTTGGTGGACGACGACGTCGACGCGACTTCCGCTTTATTCCTCCAGGATATCGCTGAATCAGGAGAGTATGATATACTGAAGCTGCGCGACAATTATGAACAAGAGGCCCGAGCTGCTGAGATTCAAGGAAGTAATTTTCAAGCCCAGTCAAGTTTGTTTGGGCTGGAGGCATCCAACCAGTCTCCAGGTTTCGCTGCCGCCGGCGCTCTACTAAGCGGTGCGGGTAAGGTGGCATCCGCTGGAAAGGATGCCGATTGGTGGTGATCCAAATAAGTTTAGTATCAACAGGATAAAAGCAGGCTTTCAGTGATTCTAATTTTCTGTAAAGGGCTTTTGACAAGGAAGGCTGGAGAGGTTTAATGGCGAGGATTCCTACCCCTGCTCTGCCAGGACAGGCTGTCGGGTCTGTCCAAAGCCGTGTCGTAGCTCAGCCCTTCCAGAGGTTGCAGACCAGCGCCGACATGTTCGGCGCGGCGCAGGGCCGCGCCCTGCAGCAAGCTGCCCAAGGCCTTGGCCAGCTCAGCGCGGATTTCACCGCGCAGGCGAAAACAGACGACAAGGTCGACCAGCAGAAGATGGAGGCCGAGATCAATGCTTTCGCTGCCTCCCAGAAGGCCGCGATCAACGCGCTGTCCGGGCAAAAGCAGCTAGACTATATCCAGAAGGGATCGTCTGGTCAGGGTGCCGCCAAAGAATTTAAGAGCGGCGTGTCGGCTATTGTCGGCAAATATAACATGCGGTTGAGCAGCAGCGCAGAAGTTAACGAGATATTCTCCGCTAATGCCGCAACCGACTTTGGAGCGTTTGTCTCCGGGCAGGAGACGGCCGCCAAGAAGGTCGTCATGGAGCAGACGACTACCACCGCTATGGCCAACGCCGTCACCAGCGCGGTCACGGCTTCCTCCGACGAGGATCCGGTAGCTCGCGCCAAAGGTTATAACCAAGCATTGGCTTCGGCTGAGCGGCTGGTGCTGGACCCGGACATAGGACTCGCTAAACAGGCCGGCAACGACCCAACGTCCACCGACCCTAAGGTCAAGGCTCGCGTGGACCTTATGGTTAAAGAAGCGAAGATGCAGGTGGTCGACGGCATCGTCACCGAGTTGTTGAGCAAGGGCAAGCTCGATCAGGCTTCAACGCTAGTGGAGAAAGCGGCGGCCACAGGCACCGGCACAAAGACACTAGCTGCCATGCAGGCGAAGATTTTGCCGTTCCGCGAAAAGATACAGGCGGGGAAAGATTTCTCCGCGCTTCGTAACTCTATGGTCAAGCCGGACGGGACGGACCCGACCTTGGCGGATATGCAGCTCAAGATATCTCAGGAGGCTGACCCGGCGAAGCGCGCCCGGCTCGCCTCGGAGTTCTCGATATACAGCAGCGCGCAGACAGCGGTCTTGAACGAGAAGGTCCGTGCTCAGGGCGAGGTTCTTATTCAAGCAATAATTAATCAAAATGTTACACCGCAGTTATTGGCGCAAGTACCCGACTATCTTAGGGTGAACCCTACACTAACGAGAGGCCTCGCCACCGGAGCAACGCAGCGAGCAGCTGCGGCTGCTAAGGCCAAGACGGCCGAGGAGCAGGCGCATATTTCTGCTGGAGGCGGCGCGTCCAACTTGCCCGGTTTGGAAAAACAACTGATTAGCCTGTTCCAGACTAACCAGCCTCAGGCGCTGGCTCTTATCCGCAGCGGCAAGCTCAAGCCGTACTTCGACGTTGGCACATACGAAGACCTGACCAAGCAGGCGGCCATTGCCGAGGCAGCAATCAGCAAGCGCGAGGCGAAGAACCCCACAACGCCGACCACGATTATGCGGAACTATCTTGGTTACACGACTGCCGAGGCGCGCTCCGCAACCACCAAGTACGGTGTCAGGCTTACCGAGGCTGTCTCTCGCGTTGAGAAAGCGGCCATTGCAGCCGGAAAGCCGGTGGACCCGGCCGATGTCCGCAAGGCAGTCGTCGAGGCTTTGATCAAAGTGCGCACGCTAGAACGCGTTATACTTAATGACATTTATACGGTAAACGCCGCGATAGAGCAGGCCAAGCTAGACGAGGGATTTGACCCCTACGCTGCCGTCCTCAGCGACAAAGACGGCAATACTAGGGCGGTTGCACTGCTATTCGACAAGACTCCAGACCAGATCGTTAAGGCGCGCGAGGAGATGTCCGACGCCGGCACTGAGTACACCCTCAATAATCTGGCCAAACACCTGAGAGTGCAGACATTGCCCGAGCTGCGCAAGGCCGCTGAAACACAGACAAGGATTGAAAATCTTGCAACCGACGCCGGGTTTCCTCCCGCTTTTATCGAGCATTTTGTAGTAAAAGGAAAGAAACAAAGCCTGAACGAAGACAATGTAGCTGCCGCTATAAAAGAGCTTCAAACTGGTAAGGTAGGTGGTTTCACTGTGAGAAATTTACTTGAAGTGTGGGCTTCTCAATAATGGCGAGCTTTGACTTTGAGGCTTTTTCCGGACGACCAGCTCCTGACCAGAGTACTGACACAACCGTTGGGACGGATCCTATTGAAGCCACTGTAGCCCCCGCCGCTGCAGCCCCTCCTCCTGTTAACAAGGAGTTCGACTTCGACGCGTTTTCTGGGAGCACCGCTCCTGAAACTCCGGGTGTAGCTGAGCCGTTCCGCGAGATTACCGACCCGCTTGGTCGTCCTCTTATAAACCAGCCCCCGCCTCGCCAGTGGAGCGCGTTAGCCACCGCACTACCGGGCACTGCGGCGGCCGCGCAGAACCTCACCATCCATCCCGCGTCCCGGGCGGTGCTGCAGAACTTCGACCTCACGTCTGACGTATCGGCCAACAGCGCCGCGCTGAAGAAGATCGTGAGGGGGGTATACGGGCCGACGTACAACCTGAACCGCGCAGCGCCTATCCCGGTCGACGATCTGTCGGATGATCAACTGTCTAAGATTATCGAAGAGCCACGCGTATTGCGAGCGCTTCAGCTCGACAGCGTGACCCGCCGAAGACTGGCCGAGGACGCAGAGGAAGCCGCCATCCTGCGCGGCGATATACCGATCATGCTGGCGGCCGAAGGCGCGGTTAATACCATGATGCGCATGATGGCCCCTCCTGAGACAAGGACGCCGGAGGCTATTGTTGCCCAGCAGAATCGCGGGTTTCTCACCGGCTTCACCAACGCATTAGAGCGAGGAATCACGACCCTCAAATACGGGCTGCTGATCTCGTTTGCCCAATCGCTAAAGGCGCGGGCCGGCTACGCCAGAGGAGACGCGTGGCAGACTTTTTCGGACGTATTTGACGAAAAAGTCTTTGGCGCGGAAGGCACTGCCCAGCGAGACATAACGCTCATACCTAACCCTATTGATTTACTCATAGGTGCGGGGGCCGGAGCGTCAGCCATTCTGGATGTTTACAGGTCAGGCGGCTACAACGAGAAAGCTGCGGCGGCCTTGGAGCAGCAGGCGTACGCCCAGCTAAAGGACGCGTTTGAAAGATTAAATCGGGCGCGGGCTCGCCTGCCTCAAAGCCGCGTCACTGAAGGGTTTATGCGGAAGTACAACGAGCTGCCAAACAATTTTATAGACGCCGCCCCTGGCTTCCTGCAGCTTATTGTCGAAAACCCCTTGGCCTTCTCCGCTGCCAGCACTGAGATACTGGCCGAGCAGGCCCCGGTGCTTGCCGCCAGCGCCGCCGCCACCGCTGTTGGCGGGCCAATCGCTGGCATAACCGTCAGTACCCTCGGTACGTTCTTTTCAGAAAAGTTTAACGTAGACGACCAGAGAACAAAGTTTATCAAGGAAAAGACGGGCATCGACCTGAACACCACTGAGGGACAGGCCGCTTTTCTGAACAATCTCGACGCCCAGCGCCTGTTTAATAATTACGGAACAAAACGCGGTTTAGTGATTGCTGGGGGGCAGCTAGCTACTCTTGGCTACTTTCGCGGCGGCACGTTTATCAAATCGATGTCGTTGACCGGCATGATGGCCGAGCGGACGCTCGTCAGTGGCACTATGGATGGCCTGTTCGAGGCGGCCGCCGGCCTCGTCACCATAGGCAAGGTTAATGTGAAGGAGGCACTTGCCGAAGCCGTATTCGGCATGAACCCGATCTCTGTCGGGGTTGACCTTTATGTGGCCGGTGCTGGAGATATAAAACGCAGGAATGACGCCCGCAAGGCCACCGCGTGGCTGCAGGGCGTGACCGAATTGAAGGGCCAGATAGCCGGAATCGATGTAGTCAAGCTGGACACGGCGGCCAGCGTGCTCGGCGAGAAGCTGGCCGACGAGGGCATCGAGACCGCTTACATCGTGGCGAGCGAGCTGGAACGCTTCGATCAGGACGGCAACGTAGCGCAAACCTTGGGACTGGACCGCGCCGACGTGCGGAGGGCCGCAGCCGAGGGCGACTTTGTCGAGGTGACTGCCTCGGCGTTTGTGCGCCACATCCTCGGCAAGGACGGCTTCGACGCGCTGATCGAGCACACAGCGTTCGACCTTAACGGCATGACCCCGAATGAGGCGGCTAAGTACGAGGCCGACGGTATCGGGGACCAGATCGAGCAGCAGATCGAGGAGCGCGCCAGAGCGCGCCTCGCGCCCGGTCTGGACGACGCATCGTTGAGCAAGCTCGCCGCGGACATGGGGTCCATTCAGGATCAGGTAGCCGCTCAGCTCGAAGCCACCGGCAAGTACGACACCAACAAGAGCCGTCTGTTCGGCATGCTGACGGCTCAGCGTTACGCGACACGGGCTATCCGCAGGACGGAGGAGACCGGCCAGCCGGTGGACGCCCGCGCTTTGTTCGACGAGGACAACCTGCAGATCACCGGCCGCGCCCGCGTCCAGCCCACAGGCACGCTGGAGCAGACTGTCTTTCACGGTACACCTTATAGGTTTGCCCCCGAGCCGGGGTTTCCGCACGGACGCCCACGTCTCGATAAAATGGGGAGTGGTGAAGGCGCTCAGATGTATGGTCGAGGCTTTTATTCAGCCGAGGCAGAGTCTCTGGGTCTTCAATATCGGGATGCAGTAAGCGGGGATCGGCGCGTATACGAGCTGGACGGCCAGCAAATGCCGATATCTATTGATCCGGAAAAACTCGCGCAAGACTTTAATGTCACAGAAGGTGAAGCATCTGAGCTTGCTGAAATCATAGATACTCTGAGAAATCAACCCGTCGGCGCAGATTTGAGCTTGGACGGCGTTATTAAAAAACTCACGTCTGAGCTAGACAGCCTCTCGGAGAGCACGGATGAAATATCTGCTCTGCTCAAAGGAAGCTACGAAAGATCTTTGGCCCTTGCCAATAAATATAAAGACCGCATTAAAGTCAGCGCAGGCACCCTCTACAAGCTAGACCTCCCCGACGCCGACGCAGCGAACCTCCTAGACTACGACGCTCCGATCAGCTCGCAGCCGAAGGTCGTGCAGGACGCAATCACGAAATTGGGCTTCATGCCCGATAATCCTGACAAGATGGCCGGCGGTGACGTTTGGTTCCGCATGCGCCAGCAGCTCGGTGAGCAGGAGGCGGTGGACGCTATGCGCTCAGCAGGCGTACCGGGTCTTCGATATAAAGACGCCAGAAGCCGTGGCAAAGACGACGGCACCAGAAACTTCGTTGTCTGGGATCAAGATGTGCTTGATCGGATGGCGCTGCTGGAGCGTAACGGAGAGGCCCTAGACGCAATATCCGAGGCGTCCCAAGGTGCGGTGGATGCCGGACGCGCCAGCGTCCAGCCCACAGGCACGCTGGAGCAGAAGGGGGGCTTCGAGGCGTACCGAAAGCTCGTAGATCCTGAAGGTCGCACGATACCGGCAGAGGATCGCCCCAATCTTCGTATGGGAGATATGTATGGAATGCTCCCAAAAGACGCCGAGGTTGTCGGCGAGCTGGATGACGTCATTCTACACAGAGGCCCCAATGGGGATTACTACGCGACGGCATACAACGCCGATCTAGGTGAGCAGGACGTTGTCGGCTACATCCAAGGACGCGAGAACGGAACCGAGCTTGCAGTCGTAGAGGAGATGCAGGGTAAGGGTATCGGATCTGAGCTGCAATATTTATTCCGGCGTGAAAACCCGCTAGCCCCTACGGGTGGTCTTACTGAGGCGGGTGCCCGCAGGTTGGAAAGCACTTATGACCGCTTGGCTGCTGAATATATGGATCCCCTTGAACAGCAAGTTAGTCTATTCCAAGATAGCCTGCTCGAAGAAAGTGGCGACCACCCGCGCCGTATTGCTACTCGGCAGCCCACGCAAGACACTGGAGAGGACAAGCCGACTATTGGTCTCGACACTATTCGAGATGATGTCGTGTATATGGCAAAAATGCGAGCGGCTATTGATAGCTATCCTAATTTTCGCGCAGACGAAAACGAAACGGACGGCGAGAGCGTCGAGCGGTACATAGAAGAAGTAAAGCGTAACCTTTTGTGGCTGCACGACACCTACGGGGACGAATACAGAGAGCGAGGCTCGCAGTGGTACGACGGTGCCCGCCGTATAACTGAAGCGTGGATGCAGCGATACGGAATTGAGGACAATCAGATTGCCGGGGTGCTGGCGGCACTATCCCCGCAGATGGATTGGTTCACCAATGTAAGCCTTGGCGAGCGGGTCATCGATACGTTCTTGTACGGCCAAGATATCTCGTGGGATACCGAGATGCAGGCCACGATGGACCGTATCTTCCCCGAAGTTATCACGGATAAAAACGGCGACCCGGTACTAGACAAAAAAGGAAACGTCAAAGGCTACGCCGATCTGCGGGCGCAGATTGAAGGCAAGACCCTTGCCGAGCTTGGAGACGGCACGCCCGAGGGTGATTATTTTCAGGCCGCGTGGATACGGGTGTACGATGAGACCAACAACAGCCGGTGGTACACCGGAATCACCCCAGAGGGCGGGCTAACTGAATCACCAACTAACGCCAACGGCAGTAAAAAAGCCCGGCGGTGGGGCGGCCTGCGCGATATATCTAAGGCGGTATCGATACTCAGAGACCCGTCTCCAGAAAATATCTCCGCATCCTTGGGCTCTCAGCACAAAGTACGCAATTTCTACAATAATATACTGGCTCCAAATAATCCGCACGGCGACGTTACTATCGATACCCACGCGGTTGCTGCGGCACAGTTGCGCCCGCTAGGAGGCTCCGCGCTGGCGGTTTCACAGAACCTGAGTGGCCCTCCTAAGTCCGCTCCGCTAGGGGCTGTAGGTACTTATGCCATACACGCCGAGGCGTACCGGAGGGCGGCGGAAGAACGGGGTGTCTTAGCCCGCCAGATGCAATCCATCACATGGGAAGCCGTCCGCACCCTGTTTACAGACACCTTTAAAACCAAAGCAAACATCAGTAAGATAGATGCTGTTTGGCAGGAGTATACCGATGGCACAATCACCGAAGACGAAGCGCGAAACCAAATCGAAACCCTCGCAGGCGGCGTCGGTGCCCCCTTCTGGGCTGACATCCGACCCGGTGATACGAGCGATGCAGCGGATGGGAACGCCACTTACGCAGGAAAACTATCTGTTGCTGAGCGGGGTGAAGAAGCCCTACGACCCGGACGTGCAGGAGATCTTGGACGGCCTGAGCTAGAGCAGCAGGCCGCAGGCCAGCAAGCCGCCCGAGGAGCGTTCACCCCCTCAGACCTGATCACGGATCAGGAAGGCAACCCGGTCAACCTGCTCCAGATATTCGAGAAGGCTGACCCGACAACCTTCCTGCACGAGAGCGGGCACTTCTGGCTGGAGCAGCTCAAGGCCGACGCGCTGGCTGTCGGCGGGCAGTTTGATCGCGACTGGAACGTCGTCAAGAACTGGTGGGCCAGCCGCCCGCTTGAACTGCGGGAGGAAGCTGTCCGTCGCGCCAAGAAGGCAAAGGACAAGGACGCCGTCGCCGCGCTGCAGAAGATGAGTGAGGCGCAGGTCGCCGCCTACGCACGCGAGGGCAACTTGCGCGGCGAGGGGATGCAGCGGTATCTCAGCGTTGCCATGCACGAGCAGTTCGCTCGCGGTGTCGAAGACTACTTCGCCACCGGGCGTGCCCCCAGTCTGTCTTTGGCGAGCCTATTCTCGGCGTTCAGGGTGTGGGTCTCCTCGGTGTATTCCAAGCTCGCCGGGGCAAAGCTCGACGTTAAGTTCTCCCCTGAGGTCACGGCAGTCATCGACCGCATGCTGGCGGCCGACGAGGAGATATCGCTGATCGAGGGGCAGTACAATCTGGCCGCCATGTACACAACGGCCGAGCAGGCCGGCATGACGCCGACGCAGTTCGCCGCCTACCAGAAGCAGGTTGCCGAAGCGAAGGACGAGCGCAGAGCCCGCCAGCTATCCAAGCATATCAAGGAGCTAAAGCGGGAACGCACGAAGTGGTGGAAGGAAGCGCGTGAAGGATTCCGGGAGGAGGCGTCTCAGCAGGTAGCCTCCGAGCCCGCCTACCGGCTGCTCTACGCTTTGACTAACCAAGGGCTGGCCGACGGGTCGACGCTGGCCGATGACGAGCGCGTCGACCGGATGGACCGCGCCCTGCTTAAAGAGCTGCTGGAGGCCGAAGGCTTCTCTCTCGACGATATGCCGAAAGTCGACGGGAAAGTTGTCTACGAGGACACCGGCGTCTCTCCGGCAGTCGTGGCTGCCGCGTTCGGATACGAAGATGTCGACGCCATGATCTTGGATTTGGTTGGCCGCCAGCCCTACAAGCAGTCCGTCGAGGAGGCTATCGACGCCCTGATGGAGGAAGAGCACGGCTCCCTCGAAAGCGCCGGCGAAGCCGAGGCATTGGCCAGCGCGTACAGCGAAAAAACCGGCCGGGTTCTCGCGGCCGAGCTGGAGGCGATGCGCACTTCCGAGCCGGCGTTCAAGCAGAAGTTTGTCCGCGCCTATGCGCGGGACCGGCTGCTGAATACCCCCACCGCAGAGGTCAGGCCGTTCAGGTTCTTGGCTGCCGAGGGCCGCCACGCCAAGCTAGCCGGAGAGGCCCTCAAACGCGGCGACAAGGTGGAGGCTTACCGCCACCAGTTCCAGCGGCTGGTTAACCACTACATGGCCGCAGAGGCGCTCAAGGCGCAGTCCGATGTTGAGAAGAAGACCCGCTACATGCGGGGATTCCTGAAGAAGGGCAAGAAGTTCGGCGGCATCGAAGCCGACTATGTCGACAACATCATGCGCATCCTCGCCGCAGTAAACTTCGGGCAGGGATCCGCCGGGCAGCAGAGCCGCCTAGCCGAGATTAACGCGCTGCAGGACTTTATTGAGGAGCGGCAAAAAGCCGACGGGTCCATCCTAGATGTCCCCGCTTGGCTGCTCGATACGACCGGCAACACGGCGAACAGCGCCCGCGAGATGAGCTACCTGCGGTTCCTGCAGTTGCACGAGACCATCAAGCGGTACGAAAAGCAGGGCCGCGCTGCCAATAAGATCCGGGTTGGGGCGGAGGACCAAGAGAGCGCTGTGGTTAAGGCCGAGCTGCTGGCCGCTCTTGCCGGCAGGGATGTCGCGGCCGTCAATAGGTTGCGCGGCAAGGCTGTCTCAGCCGAGGGCGTTCTCTACGGGGCTGCCTCCGTTATTGCCCAAGTGGACGCGCAGCTCTTGAAGGTCGAGGCGCTGATGGAGGCCATTGACGGTAAGCCACTCGGCGTGTGGCATCAGGCGATCTACGAGCCGTTCAGTCAAGCTGCCGCGCAAAAGTACGACCTGCAGGCTGAGGTGTCCCAGCTCATTGGCGAACTGATCGAGGCGCTGCCGAAAGAGGTAAGGAGGAATTTCGGGAAGCGCGTGGACGTTGGCGCTCTCGGCCGCCCAGGAATGAAGATGACCCGGGGCAACCTTATCATGCTCGCCCTTAACGTCGGCAACGAGAGCAACCTCGATAAGCTGATCCGGGGCATGGGAGGGGACGCCGAGACCAAGGTCAAGGGTGCTGGCTGGAACATCAACGAGCAGCTTATAGACACGGCTCTTGAGCAGCTAACGCAGGAAGAATGGAACCTCGTGCAGGCCATCTGGCAACACGCTGAGAAACTGTACCCTGCGGTCGAGGCGATATACCGCAGGGAGCACGGCATCTCCCCGGATCGCGTGGAGCCGCGCACCATCAAGACTAAATTCGGCGACATCAAGGGCGGCTATTTCCCGATGATGTACGACCGGACAATCGCCGGCGTGGCGACGGACCTCAGTCAGAAGACGGCCATGGAGCTTATGCAGGCCGAGGTCGGACGGGCTACGGTGAACAGCTCCATGACCAAGGCTCGCACCGGATACGCCGCGCCGGTGGATTTGGATATCAGCCGCCTCGCCCTCGGGATGGACAACACCATCCATTTCATTACGCATTACGAAGCGGTCAGGAACGCGAATAAGATACTGGGCGACAAAGACGTGCGCGCCGAGCTGGAGCAGAAGATTGGCCCGGCTTACGCGGACCAGATCGTTAAATGGGTCGCCGCCCTTGCCTCGAACGGGAACGACAGCCCCCCGGTCGATATAATCCAGAAGGGTATGCAGTCGCTATACAACAACACTACAGTGGCCGTTCTCGGGTTCTCGTACAGCACTCTGGCTATGCAGACCCTCGGCCTGATCAACGGGCAGGACCGCCTGCTGGCCGACACTAACTACGGACCAGTGTCTATTGCTGCGGTGCAGAAGGATATCGCCGCCGGCGTGGCCGCCGCTGCCAAGCCGCAGCATGTCCAGTTTGTAATGCAGGTGTCTGGAGAGATGCGCTCCCGCAGGAAGAGTATGGATCGCGAGGTGGCTCAGGTACTGAAGAACCTCTCCGGTAAGGAGGGCAAAGTGTCGGCCGCGCAGAGGTTCTCCATGGAGGCTATTGCGCAGGTTCAGTTCTATACGGTGGACATTCCGGTGTGGACTGCGGCGTATAACAGGGCCTTGAAGGCCGAGCCCGGAGACACCGACAAAGCAGTAAAGTACGCCGACCGCGTTGTGCGCCTTAGTCAGTCCGCCGGTGGCCTCAAGGATCTCGCTGCCATACAGCGGCACAAGGGCATCGTTAAGGGGCTGACCATGTTCTACAGCTTCTTCTCGGCCCTGTACGCAGTGCTTCGTGGAACCGGCGTCGAGTTCTCCGAGAATGTCCGCAGCAAACCGATAGCCGCTACGACGCGCGCGGCTACCCGTCTGTTCGTTCTTCTTGCCCTGCAGTCCGTGGCCACCGGTCTGGTTCGCGGCGAGCTGCCCGATTGGGAGCCGGAGAATGAGGACGAGGAAGGTATGCTGAAGTACATCGTTAAGGAGAGCGTGGCCACTGCCCTCGGCACTTTACCTGTAGTCCGCGATGTCGCGGCCGGCTGGGCCAGCGGATACGGTTACAATGGCGGCGCTGGAACCATCGCCTTCGAGGCCGCGTCAAAGTCACTGAAGGGGATGGAGAAGATTATTAACGAGATGGGCGAAGAGGAAGTTGTGGCCAGAGAGGCAGACTATGAGGCGCTGGCCCGGAAATATGCCCCGTTTGTCCTGCTTGGCGGCTCTCTAACCGGACTGCCGGCTGTGCAAGTAAACCGCACCCTCGACGGCCTCGGCGCTTACTATGACGACGCCGACGACTGGAACTGGACCGACTTAGTTCGCGGATATGATGCTAAGCGCGCAGCCCGCAGAGAGTAGAAACGATGTCTGTTTTCGTGTATAACCGCTCTATTAAATACGGAGCCTTTCTATGACAATATCAAATCAGGATGCACGGACTGGCCCGTACAGCGGGAACGGATCCACCACCGAGTTTGCATATGATTTTAAGGTGATCGACGAGAGCCACTTGGTCGTGACTCTGAAGGACAGCTCGGACGTAGAAACAGTCCAGACTATCGTTACGCAATATACGGTGTCGGGTGTCGGCGATGCCGGCGGGGGCACGATTACTATGGTTACACCGCCGGCCTCCGGGGAAACCCTGACGCTTAGCAGATCGGTGCCACGTACCCAAGAGGTTGATCTGGTTAACCGTGGAGCCGTGCAGCCGGAGGTTCTGGAAACCGCATACGATAAGCTGACGCAACAGATACAAGACCAAGCCGAGCTGTTCGCCCGTATCCCCCGCTTCCCCGTGTCGTCTTCTTTGGCAAACGTGAATCTGCCTCTGACTTTGACAGCAGGTGCCGCGCTAAGGGTCAATTCCACATCGGATGGATTCGAGAACGGCCCCACCGCAGACCAGATCACATCCGCTCAATCCTACGCCGAAGCCGCACAAACGGCGCTCGACGAGTTCACTGATCTGTACCTCGGGGCTAAGGCGTCGGATCCAGCGCTCGACAACGACGGCAACGCCTTGCAGAACGGCGCTCTATACTTTAACACAAGCTCGAACGACCTCCGCGTTTACAACGGCAGCGCGTGGCAGGTCGCTGCGGTTTCAGTGGCGGGGTTTTTGGCTGCGGCGAACAATCTGTCAGATGTCGCGAGCGCCGCGACCGCCAGAACGAACCTCGGCCTTGTAATCGGCACCGACGTGGCGGCTTATAATGCCGATACTCTATTCGCAGATGTTTCGGATAATTTAACCGCTGGCTTTAGTTCTGACTTTGAGGCGATAGGCAATTCGGGAACAGGAACTCAGACCCTTGAGATTTCCAGCGCAAAGGAAAATCTGAAGACGCTGACGATCAACGGCAGCTTCACGCTCGCGCCTCAAGCTGTCAATAGCGTCATCGCTCTAATAGCAACAAACGACGGAACCGGCGGCTACACAATCACAACGTCTGGCTACGATCTCGTCAGCGGCACATATAACAACTCCGCAAGCGCAAAACACCTTTTCCGTTCAACCGTCATTGATGGCACGCAAGTTTTAGAAATCTTGGAGATCGCCTAATGGCTCTTATCCCTTTGCTGGGTGGCAATCTCGCGTCGACGGGTTTTGACCCAACGCTGATTGGTAATTCTGTTTGGTTTGACGGTTCTGCCGACTATATGGACAAAACTTTTTCATCAGGTTCTGCTCAATCAAGAATTGTTTATGCTTGTTGGTTACAAAGAAATGATTTTAGCAGATTGCAAAGTATTTTTACGGCAGACAAAAGCGGTAGAGCGGATCGTTTTGGTTTCCAAGCTGATGATACAATAGATATTCATCTTGAGCAAAACGGTGGATCAACAATTATCTATTCCACTAGTAATGTCTTTAGAGATACTGGCTGGTATCATTTTATACTGTCAATTGATCTTAATGTTGCACAAGCCAGTGCTGTACAACTTTATGTGAATGGTGTTCAAAATAATGTTACAGTTACATTTGGTCCATCTGCTGGCGCTTTATCAACTATGGATTCATTCGGCAACGCTGCGAGACATGCGATTGGCAAACGAAGTGCTGCAAGCGATAGATTTTCAAACACATATCAAACGCAGTGTACACTTTTAGTTGGACAGTCTATTCAAAACGGTGATGTATCTGTTTCAGACTTT